TATTCCTTGCAGAGATAACACCCCTTAAGAGCCCCCACGCTGTTCGTGGGGGTTTTTTATTCCCCACGAAGGCCCGTCGTCACATCGACTGAATGGACCGTGAAAAACATCGTGCCAGAGCCGCCCAGGTAGATAGGCGGCTTGACCACCACCGAGAGGAGCGACCAGCGCGCCATGTCGTGGCTCTGCCAAATCTCGAAGACGATGTTGCTTGCTGGCATGGGCTGGGGATAGTCCCAGGTCAGCGCGAGCACCGGCACTGATACCGCTTCGAACGAGGCGAGCGGGTGGCGGGGGAGAGCGACTACCGGAGGAAGAGGCGGAGAATCAGAGCGTCCGACCGAATTAGGGATGAGGTGGGAGCAGCCAGAGCAAAGAATCCCCGCCAAAAAACTACTTGCCGCCAATGACCCGAGTATTGCCTGCGGCTGGAGGAGCCAACGCAGGGCGCCAAGTGACGTCATTTGAAAAATTCGTCGATTCAAGGCCGTTGGTGTTTACCGTCGTGGCTGCGAAGTAATAAACCTGCCCACGGACAAACTGAGTGATTCCGCAAGTGAGGTTCGTCGCGCGCACGAAATTCGTATAGGTGCCGTTGGTGGTTCCCCAATAGACCTTGTAATGGTCGATCAACCACGCCGGAGTAAACGCCGGATCGGGAGCGTCCCAGGCCAGGAGCACAAAGGGCGCTGGATTCGGTGGGGGCAAGGTCCAAGTTTGCGCCAGGACCGCAACGCCGGCCGTGAGTGCGGCCGCCAGCAAGATAGGTAGCTTCTTCATCGCTAGGAGCTATAGGTTAACGCGCCGGAACTGGCAAGCCTTCGCGCTCGCTCCTGAAGTTCCTTTTTCCATTCATCATCCATCTTCGCTTTGCGAATCGGCTTGAGCCGCTCGATGACAAACCCTCGACGCCGCGCCATCTCAATGCCCGTCACGAGCCCGTCGTAAAGGTCCGGAGAGCGGCCGCTCTTGATCTTCATTTGATCCTTGGGCTCCACTTGGATTTTGTTTTTCCCGACGATCATCCATTCGCGCAAGCAGCCCTCACTCATCATGTCCTCAGTCATCCCCCGAAACTGATCTGATTCGATGACCCAACGACTCGAGTACCAAAGCTCGCTCACGAAGTTAAAGAAGTAGTCCTTGCAACTGATATCGACGCCCCCGCTCAAAGGCACGCGCCGTGCCTCCGTAGCCGGCCCACCAAACTCGATCGGATTTACGACGGTCGACCATAAGCGGCCGAATGCGGTTCCCAAGGTGCCGCGGCCGGTTGAATCGTAGCCCAGATTTTCCGGAGGTATATTGCGCTTCTCGCACTGGTCGCGCACAAAGAGCACGATCTGATCTTCGGGCATCTAGGTTATCCCGTCTTTGATGGGGACGAGAATCGCTTCGATGAGCGCCAGGATTTGGCGGCCGCTCACGTCCTTGCCGAAATTGAGCTCGCCAAAAATGCAGCGGTCCCCGCCCACGCCGCGATAGGCCGCGTCGAGGAAACCGATTTTGGTTATGCTCGAGTCCTGCCATACGGGCAACTCCATCGCGTTAAACTTGAGACACATTTGCCGCGTGATAATGCGCCGAGCTCCCAGGCCTCGAGGCATGCGGCCCTCGTCCATCATGGTGTACTGAATCGAGTCCTTACCGTAGAAGGCGATATCCTCATCGATCTTCGCCTGGGTGATCAGCGGACAATTGAGCTTGCCATCGAGGTTGGGCGAATCGCTCCCGGGGAGCTGAATGCAAATGCCGGAAGGAAAGCGAATCTCCCAGGTCTTAGTACCGGGAGTCTGGTCTATCCCGCCATCCCAGCCGCCCATGTGCGCGGCCGGCTCGCACAGTTTGCCCAGGGCGTCGGTGGTATCCTTGCAGTTGCCCAGGCCCAGGCCCTTGAAATCCGGATTCTTGTTGAGGTTCGAAACCGAATCGATGAACACCGGGGGCATGAACTGCAATTCATCAGCCAGGAGGCGCAGCCGCTTGTTTTTGATACCGACATACTCGGCGAGGCCTTGATAGTTTCCCCCCTTCTTACAGGCCACGCCGACCAGCCCGTTGCGGAAGTCGCGACCTTCGGAGGCCTCAGCGCGGGAGTCGCTCACGATACGCTGACGGCCCTCGATGAGATTCCCCGGCAGCCAGGGAAAGCGAGTCTTGGCCATACGGTGATACTTCTTAATTTCGCCCCATACGCGCATCTCCAGGCTCTCCTTGGTGGTCGAACTCACCAGTACCGTGGTGCACTCCGGATAGACGTAGTAGTCGGCCAACATGTTGGTAGCGGCGTCAAAGGTCTTGCCGCTCGAGGCCGGTCCGAGCACGCCGATAATGCGATACTTCAACCAGCATTCGAGCTCGAGCACGCTCCACTTGTGCCAAACCTTTTCCGGCCAGAGATAGGTCTGGAGCTCCTTGTAATGATAGAAAAGACCCTCGCCGACAAGGCCCCCGGTTTTCTTGCGCCAGCGGCCGCCGTTGCGGATCATAGACAGCTCAATTGCTATCGGAAGGGTGGTTTCCGGCCAGAGGCATCCGTATTTCTCGATCTGGCCCTTGGGGATTTGAGTTTGCGCCATAAGCTCGCCTGAGCTTAAAGTCCCCGAAATGAGCGCTTCAACGACAAAGCGCAGCGGGGTAGCTAGGCTTAGCTCCTCTTTCGCCTATATCTACACGATTCAACCCAACTACTGGGGGCGGGTAACCATGCTGCACTTGGTGAACACCACGGGCGCGGCCGCTACGGTGCGCGTGTGCATCGTTCCCCCTAACTCGGTCCCCGGCCAGGAAAATTCCCTGATGTGGGATTTTAATATTCCAGCCAATGACATGATCGAGTTTGGCGACGGTTATTGGCTATCCACACAAACCAGCATCATTGCGCTGTGCGGCACAGAGGGAGCCGTCAACCTGCATTGGAGCATCGAAGAGGAGTAACACTATGGCCAAGGGAACGACGTTCACAAATGACCTACTCAAGCTGCTCTTTACTAATATTGCTCTGCCCCTCATCGGAGACGCTGGCGGACTTCAGCCGTCGGCTACAGCAGGAAGCCTCTACGTTTCACTCCACACAGCCGATCCAGGCGCCGGGGGAAGCCAGACAACTAGCGAGGCTAATTATACTGGTTATGGACGAGTCGCCGTTGCTCGCAGTGCTGCCGGGTGGACCGTCTCCGGATCTCAAGTTAGCAATACCGGAGCTGTCACCTTTGGCTTGTGCACGGCTGGCGCCAATACCGTTGGATGGTTCGGAGTGGGGACAGCCCTCAACGGCGCCGGTAAGCTCCTTTACTCTTTCCCGCTCGTGTCGGCTTACTTCACGTGCACGGGAGAGCCCACCAATAACCGCATACTGGCCCCGGGCTCCGCCTTCAATGTGAATGACTCGATCGTGTTTAACGCGGCGCCGGCCGGAAGCGTGCCGGCTCCGATTTCCGCAGGCACGATCTACTTCGTCCAGTCCATCATCGGCGCGGCTGATGAGTTCAAAATCTCGACCACCCTGGGCGGGGGCGTGCTCACCATTACCAACGATGGCGCCGCGCTCGTCGGCAAGATCGCCACGCTCGCAGTTTCCAACGGCATTACTCCCTCTTTTGCCATTGGAGCCTTAACCGTTTCAGAGGGGTAACCTATGGCAACCTCACAATTCACCATCTACAGCAGTGCGGACGGAAGTGCACCCACTTTGACCGGAGCGGCTGGTAGCCTTATCGCTCTCTTCAAGGCGTGCTTGGTCGACGGCTACGGCGCGAAGGCGGCGCCCTCGCCTGCCTGGACCCAACCGGTCGCGACAGCCAGCAATATTGGCAGCTTCAAGCCAGGGGCAGGCAGCCAAATGGCGTTTGTGCTGAATGACAACGGACCGAATGGCACGTCTACTTTCAAAGAGGCCTGGGCGACGGGCTGGGAGAGTGTTGCAGGTGTGGGCTCCCCGGTAGGCTCGGGCTCGGGCCAGTTCCCCACGGCCGCCCAGCTCCTCACGAGTGGGCACGTGGTGATCCGCAAGAGCAACACGGCGGACGGCACTACTCGCCAGTGGCTCCTATTCGCCGACTCCTCCACGATGTATTTCTTTGCCGCGACGGGCGACACGGCCACGATGTACTACGCTTTTGCCTTCGGGGATATCTACTCGCTCAAATCAACGACGGACACCTACCGAGCGATCATCATCGGACGCAACACAGAAAACTCCGCAGGCGCCGGAGTAGTCGAAGGCATGGACTCCACAGTCGACGTAACGACGGCCGGAGCAGGGCACTTCATGCCCAGGACCTACGGAGGCGGTGGATCCAGTATCACGGTAGGGAAGCACGGGGACCGGAATAAAGCGGGGGGTGTGTCGCTGCTTGGAATCGTCCAGACCCCCAACGGTCCGGATAACTCGTATTACTTGAGCCCGGTATGGGTGCATGAAAATTCAGCGGGGACTATTCGCGGAAGGATGCGCGGCTTTTATCACCTGTGCCACGCCATCGCTGGATTCTCGGACGGCCAGACCTTCAGCGGCTCAGGCGACTACGCGGGCAAAACTTTTCAGGTGGTCAAGCAAAGCGCCAATAACGGGCTCTATTGCATCGAAATCTCTAACACGGTAGAGACCAACTGAAATGGCTAACGGAGTAAGAGGCAACATGTCGGGGGCGGCCGCGCTAGTCACTGGCGTGCGCGGGACAAAGAGCAGCCTTGCCTCTATCGGGGTTCTCCAGGGGATAAACCTGGGCGGCCCTCAGTCCCCTTACTCCTCGAGCACCTATCAATGTTTGATGACGATGGTCGCTCGGGACAACGTGGAAGGCTCGCCAGGGCCTCCGTGCCTCGCGCTCACCGGTCCAACCATGTTCCATTTCCGTTGGTCGCTCCACACGGGCCAGAACGTCCTAACCATCCAGTGCAAGCAGGTGATCAACGCCGACCCTCGCCCCACCGTGACCGTAAAGGCTAACCCAAGCTGTGCGGTCAATGCCGACGTGGTTGCTACGGCTCCGGCCGGGACGGGCTGGGTAACTGTAACGGTTACGGTTACAGCAACGTGCTCCACCACCACCGACAACGCCGTCATTGTGGAGTTGCGCAACAATTACATGGCCAGCTATCAGACGGCTTATTTCGACAACATTAGCTCGACGTGACCGGATCCGGTATAGGTGTGTCCCTGGGGACCGGGACGCTCTTAGGAGCGGGTGCCCTGGGCGGATCGCCTTTCGCCTTCACTTGCCAATTCTTCGGCTGGCTCAACGGCGCTCCCGTTGTCACGACTCTTAACGGCGATTTCTCGAGCTGGAACAAAGGCGCCGTTTTTGTCGATACCGGAGTGCGTGCTCCGGCTCCTGGCCCGACTGGTTACTGCATCGGCACGGCCGTTCTCC